GGTTTGGCTGAAATTGCTCAACTTAAAGTTAGAAACTTTAAATATAAAACCAAAGAAGATATGCCTAAAGATGGAAACGGCAATTCTTTAGTAATGCCAATGGATTCAACCAAATTACAAACAGGTTTTATTGCACAAGAATTGCAAACAGTATTTCCTGAATCTGTATTTGAAAGTCAAAACACTATTTTAAATGTTGATACAGACGCAGTATTTTATGCAATGGTCAAAGCAATCCAAGAACTCAAAGCAGAGTTTGACGCATACAAAGCAACCCATCCATAAGGAATAAGTTATGTCAGAAATCACTATCACCCCAGAACAAATTGCACAGCACTACAGTGCCGCAATGGATTCAGTAAATCTCATCAATGCTGGACAGCCAGAAGGCATGACAGCAGAAGATTGGGCAGACTGCTTGGCTCGTAACAAAGAGCATCTAAAGATTATGCTTGCCAAGGACTTTTGGACAACGGAAGACCTGACTCCATTAACCACAGCAAGCGCATGACCCCAGAACTGCAAAAGTACTATGAATCCCGCTTTGACATGATGTCAGCAGACGGGTGGAAAGACTTAATGGACGATATTGACACAATGATAAATTCGTTGAACAATATTAGTACAATCCCTGATGAAAAAAGCCTACAATTCAAAAAAGGCGAACTTTCTATCCTAACGTGGCTAAAAACCCTTAAACAGGTCAGCACACAAGCGTATGAGGAATTGAATGAAAAGAATTTATGAATTTGTCTGCGTAAGCGGACATACCACCGAGAAACTCACTGATTATGAGACAGATGAAGTTCGGTGTTCAAGTTGCGGTGAGACAGCCAACCGCATAGTAAGCGCTCCAAGCGTTAATTTGGAAGGGTGGTCTGGTCATTTTCCGTCCTCATGGATGAAATTTGAGAAGAAACACACAGACAAATTGAAGCAAGAGCAAAAAGAGAACTCTTAAGCAGAAATGCCGAGTTTAATGTCCTAGAACCGATAACGGCAGGAAAAAGGAAGAATATGTTGATTGATAAAGAAGACGAGTCGCTAAGTGAGTTAGACATAGTTGAGGAACAAAATCAACTACCCGAAGCACCGACTATCGCTGAACTACCTGAGAAATACAGGCAAAAGAGTTTAGATGAAGTCATCAAAATGCACCAAGAGGCTGAAAAGTTAATTGGTAAGCAAGCGCAAGAGGTAGGTGAAGTTCGTAAACTTGCAGATGAACTCATAAAGCAGAACCTTAGTTCTAACAAACAACCTATTGAGCAAAGTGAGCCTGAAGTAGATTTCTTTGAGAATCCGAAAGAGGCAATTCGTAAGACAGTTGATAGTCATCCTGATGTAGTAGCGGGTCGCCAAGCGGCTAACGACTTCAAAAAGATGCAGATTCAACAGAAGTTAGCGCAAAACCATCCTGATTTTGGGCAGATTGCACAAGATACGGAATTTCAGAATTGGGTGAAATCTTCACCTATTCGGTTAGGGTTATATGCGAGAGCAGATGGTGAGTTTGACTATGACAGTGCTAATGAGTTGTTATCGACTTACAAGCAACTAAAGGGTGTTAAGGCTAAACAGACTAGCGATGCGGGTGAAACCCAACGCAAGACTAACCTTAAAGCCGCCGCAGTTGATGTAGGTGGTACTGGAGAGAGTTCTAAGAGAGTTTATAGAAGGGCAGACCTTATTCGGCTGAAAATGACCGACCCGAACCGATACGAAGCCTTGTCTGAAGAAATCATGCAAGCCTACGCTGAAGGACGGGTTAAATAATTTAACTTATCGTTTTTTGGAGATTTAACATGGCTAATACAGCATTTTCCCCCAGTAACTCAGTTACAGTAACAACCGCTGACAAATTCATCCCTGATATTTGGTCAGACGAAATCGTAGCGGCTTACAAAAAGAACCTAGTTTTAGCAAACTTGGTAATGAAGATGAACTTCAAGGGCAAGAAAGGTGACACTGTTCACATTCCTGCACCTACCCGTGGCACTGCTAATGCCAAAGTTGCTACTGATGCAGTTACTTTGATTGCCGCTACTGAGTCAGAAGTAACAATATCTATCAACAAGCACTATGAATATAGCCGCTTGATCGAAGATATTGTCGAGGCACAAGCCTTGAACTCTATGCGTAACTTCTACACCTCAGACGCAGGTTATGCCTTGGCTCGACAAGTCGATACAGACTTGGTGCAGTTGGGTCGTTCTGCAAATGGTGGTACAGCAGGAGCCGCCGCTTATGCCGCCGCCTACATTGGTGGTGATGGCACGACAGCGTATGTTGCCGCAAACAACAACGAGTCTGCTTTGACTGATGCGTCAATTCGCCGCACTATTCAGCGTTTGGATGACAACGATACTCCTATGGACAATCGTTTCTTCCTCATTCCTCCCTCAAGCCGTAACACATTGATGGGTCTTGCCCGTTATACAGAGCAGGCTTTTGTGGGTAATGGCAACGCTATCCGCACTGGTGAAATCGGTAACCTTTATGGTATCCCTGTGTTCACTTCTAGCAACGCTGATACGACTTCTGGTTCAGGAGCCGCTCGTGTTTGCTTGATGGGTCATAAGGACTCTATGGTTCTGGTTGAGCAAGTTGGTGTTCGTTCACAAGTGCAATACAAGCAAGAATACCTTGCTACATTGTTCACTTCTGACACACTGTATGGTGTTGCCGCCTTGCGTAATGCCGCAACTGTTGGAGCCGCTAAGTCTTCAGCAATGTTTGCATTAGCAGTGCCAGCCTAATTGCAGTTGCGCCCCCTGCCCTAGTGGTGGGGGGACTTTTTTAAACTAATTAGGAGAAATTATTATGGCAACAGCAAGTGCAGTTGTGACACGTAGAGGCAATGACAGTTTTCGGGGTTTATTCTCTGATACTTGGTCAGTTGTTTGTACTTTAAATGCTGGCTCATTAGTTGATGGTGCTGGTGAAACAGATGATGTAACAGTTCCAGGCGTTGCCTTGGGCGACATGGTTCTTTGTGCATCTTTGGCTGTGGATTTGGTTGGTTTGACTGTGACGGGTTATGTCTCAGCCGCCAATACTGTCAAATTCCGTATCCAAAACGAGTCTGGTTCAACTGCTGACTTGGCATCCACCACTATGCGAATTGTTGTAGTTCGTATGGTTTAAAGATTGGGGGACTTGTTCCCCTTTCTTTTAAGGATAAATATGGCTTTGTTTCGTTGTAATAAATCAGGCAATACAGTCGAGTTTAGATACGACTTTGATATTGTCGAGATGCGTAGACACCCTGAATACACAGAGGTTGATACTTCTGCTGTTGTGGAGGTTGAAAAGGTTGATGGAACAAGGCAGACATTAACGCTGAAAAAGCCTATGGGTAGACCCCGTAAGGAACAATTATGAGTGATATTGATGCTAGAGATTTTGGCAGAATAGAAGCCCAAGTTGAGGCTCTGCAAGTGGAAGTTCACCAATTGGCTAATGATGTTAAGTCACTCCTTGAGTTGGCAAACAAGTCTAAAGGTGGCTTTTGGATGGGCATGACCATCGCTTCTATGGCGGGTGGCGTAATTACATTTGTTGCTGGTAAGTTACTTAAATAAGGGGAAATCCTATGCCGATGGTTGGAAAAAAGAAGTTTGCCTACTCTGAAAAAGGCGAAAAAGAAGCAAAAGAATATGGCAAGAAAAAGGGTATGCCTGTGACCATTATGGTTGCTGTTGGTAAGCCAAAGGCTATGCCTATGCGTGGTCAGCGCACTGCAACTAACATGATGAAGAAAACAGGGAGAGGCAAATGAGTTCATTATCTGCGGCAAGAACTCTATTAAATGCAGTAACTGCAAGTGGTGCTTCTACTGCTGTGCAAGCAGACGCAGGACAACCCGCATTTCTGCAAGTTACAGGCATAACAACCGCCACTGTTGCTTTTCAAGGAAGTCTTGATGGGACAACATTTGCAACGATTGGTACTGCTTTGACTGCTGATGGCATTGTTACTATTGCCAATGCACCAAAGTATTTGAGAGCCAACTGTACAGCCTATACCTCTGGAACTATTACAGCAAAGGTTTTGTACTAATATGAAAAAGACCAAAGCACAAGCCAAGATTAGCAAGGTTATGAAGGAGTATGGGGCAGGGAAACTGCACTCAGGCAAGGGTGGCAAGGTTGTTAAGTCTCAGAAACAAGCGATTGCTATTGCCCTATCAGAGGCTGGTAAGGCGAAGAAGAAATGAAACAAGGACTTTATGCCAATATCAATGCAAAAAAGCAAAGAATCGCTGAAGGCTCTGGTGAACGGATGCGGAAAGTTGGTAGCAAAGGTGCGCCAACTGCCAAAGCGTTTATTGAGTCTGCTAAAACTGCAAAGAAACCAAAAAAGGTGAAGTGATGAAAACTCCCGCTTGGCAACGCTCCGAAGGTAAAAATCCTAAAGGAGGGTTGAACTCCAAGGGAAGATCATCTTATAATGCGGAAACTGGTGG